CTTCTCTTAAATAATTCTTGGTCTGTCTTTTAGGTTTTTTTGGTTTTTGTGTTTGCTTATGTGGTTTTACCTCTATTAAATATCGTTTTATTCTACCAGTGTTTTCTTGAACTTTAATATAAAAGTCAGGAAAATATCTATGAACCTTATTATCAACTGGAGAACGATATGGTAATGCTATTTCTTCACTTCCCCATTCAAGTATTTTTTCATTTTTATCACAATACACCATGAATTTTCTCTCCCAAAGTGATCTATAAATGATGTTTGTAGGATCACCTTTATACTTTTTGGGAAAGGAAGGATAATATTTTCCTTTATAAGACATAAATAGAAATAACAATCATACTTATTTAGAGTGGCAGAAACACTAGTAAAACCATATAATATGTCAGCAGCCAATCGGATCATGGGTCCTTTGGCACAAACAAATCATTTTTTGGTGTCACTTACATCACTGACACCTGAAGTTAGTTCATATTTGCAATCATATACAGATGCCTCTGATTTTAGAGAATTTTTAAGTCGAAGATCAGGAATATTATGTAGTGACGCAAGTTTACCGACAACTACATACGCAACAGCAGAGGTTAGAGATAACTTTATGGGTGTACCTCAACAATATGCTCATACAAGAATTTACACTGATATTGACTTTACCTTTTATATTGATGATGATTATACTTTATTAAAAATATTTGAAGGGTGGATGGAATATATTTCAAGTGGAGCTGATGTTGCACTTAGTCAACAAACAAAAGCATTTTATCGTAGGATGAGATATCCAGATTCTTACAAATGTAATACATTGTATATAAACAAATTTGAAAAAGGTTTTAAGAAAACTATGAGATACCAATTTATAAATGCATTTCCAAAAAGTATGTCATCAGTTCCAGTATCTTACGGTCCTGCTGATATACTAAAGGTGACAGTATCATTCAATTATGACCGCTATATAGTAAGAGGTTAAAACATACCCTATAAATAATTTTACATAGTGAAATAATCATGCCTTTACCTAAGATAAGCACGCCGTCTTATGAATTAACTCTACCTTCAAATGGGAAAAAAGTAAAATATAGACCATTTTTGGTAAGAGAAGAAAAAATTCTTATCATGGCACTTGAGACTGAAGATCCAAAACAAATTACAGATGCAGTTGTTCAAATTTTAAATTCTTGCATCATAACGAGAGGAGTCAAAGTTGAAAAACTAGCAACTTTTGATATTGAGTATCTTTTCTTAAATATAAGATCAAAATCTGTTGGTGAGTCCATAACCGTTAATGTAACATGTCCTGACGATGAAAAAACAACAGTTGAGATGACTATTGATTTAGAGACAATCAAAGTTAAAAAAAATGAATCACATCAGGATACTATAAAACTAGATGATAATTTATCTTTAAAATTGAAGTATCCATCAATGGATCAATTTATTGAAAATAATTTTGAAGTTGGTAATGAATCTATAGGAAATACAATGCAAATAATAACCTCATGTATTGATATGATCTATAATGATGAAGAAACTTGGGATGCGTCTGATTCAACTCAAAAGGAGTTAGAGAATTTCATTGATCAATTAAATACTCAACAATTCAAAACAATTGAGTCATTTTTTGATACAATGCCAAAATTGTCACATAAAATAACCGTGACAAATCCTAAAACAGGGGTAAAATCTGATGTGGTATTGGAGGGACTGGCAGCTTTTTTCAACTAGGTATGGCTCACACGAATCTAGAGTCATACTATAAAGTTAACTTTGCCTTGATTCAGCATCATAAATACTCATTGACTGAGATTGAAAACATGATTCCTTGGGAGAGAGAAATTTATGTTTCATTATTACAACAATATATTGAGGAAGAAAACTTAAAAGCACAACAAAAAAATGGATAAAACATCTCCAGTTTTTGAGAATTTCGAGAATAAGATGGCTGCTATGAGTGGCAGACCTAAAATTAATAGAACCACTTTTAAAATTGGTTCAGGTGATTTAGTGAGCAGAGTTTCTAATAATGAGAAAAAAATCACAACTTTAAAAAATATATTCAAAGCTCAGAGAGTTCAGATTGGAGAAAAGATAACACCAAAAATTAATGTTTTAGAAGAGTCATTAATAAAAACAAATGAAATTTTAACAGATGTTGCAGCGCAACTTGAACAGGATTTTAGTGGAAGATTACAGGCAGAGAAAGATTTACTTGAGAAAGAAAAACAAAATAAACTTGGTAGTAAAAGAGAGGACAAAGAAGAGAGAATAGAAGCAAAGAAAGTTGCAAAATTTGTTAAATCAACTGCAAGCACGGTAACTGCACCATTCAAAGGAATACTTGATAAAATATTAGACTTCGGAACACTATTTCTATCAGGTGTTGGTGTCAACGCTGCTTTATCTTGGTTATCTAATCCACAAAATTTTTTGAAATTTCAAGAGATTCTTAAGAAAATACAAGATAGACCAATCATAAGTTTAGTTACTTTTGGTGGAGCTGCTTTCATCATTGCAGAGGTTATTGGAAGAGTCATTAGTGGTTTTAGGAAGGTTATATTTACATTACTAAATCCTTTTACTTATGTCGATTTATTTACAGGTAAGACATTTAGAAACTTTTTACCTAAGATGCGAAAATTAATACAAAGGGCAGGTAGAAATACTATGAAAGGTAAAGTGTTAAAGGAGATAGGAGAAGCTGGTGTAAGGAAAGGAGGTCCTAAAATATTAGGTGCTTTACCTTTAATTGGTAACTTTATTGATATCGGTGCTGCAATCTACAGATTTAGTAAAGGTGATATAGTCGGTGGATTTTTGTCATTAGGTAGTGCGATACCTGTTGTTGGATGGGGTGTTGCTGCTATTGATATTGCAAGAGAGTTTGGTGCATTTGAAGGTTCCATATTAGAAAAACAGAAAAAACCAGATAAGGAACTTTATACTGGAGGATCTTTTAAAGAGGGAGAAACTATTGTCATTGATGAAAAAACACCTAATGCAAAAAGATTTACGAGTATGCCATTTAGTGGTAAAGTTATGACTGCTCAACAAATGAAATCATTAAGAGGAAGAGGGAGAAGGAGAAGAAGAACAACTATAGAAGAATTAAATTTACCAGACAAATATGTAGGTAATGATCAAACAATTCGACAAATGGAACCTGGTGGAGATTCATTAGCTGGTGCAGCAGAGCACTTTGCGTCTGTAAATCCAAGTGATGATTACATATCCGCATTTTCTTACTTCATGGAGGACATTGCATAATGGCAGTGGAAGATAGAGCAAAAGAATTAAATTCTGTAGCTGAAAAAATCCAAGGAATGTTCTCTACTTTTAGATCACAATTTAAATCTATCTCCAATAAAAGAAAGAGGATAAGAAGAAATATTGCTGAGAAAAAGAAAAGAGATGCAAAACTAAGATCTGCATCCTCATCTTTCGGTAAATCAATTGGCAATATTAAATCAAAAGTATTATCAGGTCCTAGTTCAATATTAGGTAAAGTTCTTAATTTTGCATCACTATTATTATTTGGAGTTGCAATAAACTCCATCGCAGGAGTTAGTCGTAAAGTTGATGATGAATCTAAGATGATGAAAGAAAAATCAGATAATACAGGTAATTTTATTACTGGTATGGTAGCAGGTATACAAAACTTTATTGCAGGTTTTGGATTGATGGAAAAAAAAGTTAATAATACTTTTGATGATGTTGATAATAGTATAAAAAATGCGGAGAATGATCTTCAACAATTTAAAGGAGATGCAGATAAATTAGATGATTTTAATTTATCAAATATATTAACTGATAATACACAAGATGAACGTGAAGATAAAATAGAAGAAGAAAAGTCAATTGATCCAAAGTTTAAAAAAGGTAATAGTAAATCAGATTTAAGAAGAAATGCAATAAAAACTGACAATTTGCTTAAGGAAAAAGATATAGAATTAGTTAAGACAGAGGGTTTAACATCAGAAGATAAGAAAAAAAATGCATTCACAAAGAGACTTTTTAAACAACTTGACACAAATGAACTAAATATTGATAATTTACAACTTAGCACAGATGCAGAGGATATAGGTGATGGGGTCGATGAAAAAATTATTATTATACGACAAAGGGAGATAGTTAAACAATAATGTCATTAGCAGGACCATCCAATTATCAAGTTCTTCGTATGGAGAAATCTGACAAAAATAATCCACAGTCAATTGGTATTGAAGGAAAAACAATTTCTTTTAATTATTTTGAGAGCATATACTCTCCAAATATCACAGCAAATGCAACCATTGTAGATACAGGTGATTCTGTAGTGGATAAGAGAGGTAATTTAGCAACTATAAAGGATGGATTTCCTCTTGAACATGATGGAACAGAAACTTTAACATTTAAAATAGCAAATGAAAATGGCACTTTAACAACATTAGAACCTTTAGTTGTAACTGCTTCACCAGTAACATTAGATCAATCAACTAGACAGATATTATCTTTAGAATTAAGATCAAAATTTTCTATTGATAGTAGTAATAATCCAAAATTAGGCACATATGGTATAGGTACAATTGATGAATCAGTAAAAAAAATATTAATTGAAAGTAAATTACCATTTAGAAATGAGAACATTGAAAAATCAAGCACAGTTGATAAGGTAGAGGGTAAAAACGAAACACCAATTGATATAATTTTTAACTTAAGTAAAAAAAGTAAACCTATAAAGGGAGCACCTGGTTTTTTCTTTTATGAAACTCAAGATGGTTTTAATTTTAGATCTATCGAAGGTTTGATTGAGCAAGGCATGAGGGAGTATAAAGAAAATCAAAATGTGCGTGACGTTCGTACATACAAATACTTTAATAATCAAAGACAAGATTTAGGTTCAAATGAAGATGATTATAACATGGTTAAGATGCCAATTTTAAAAAGAGATCATAATTTATTTAATGCTTTAAAGAAGGGAATATACAATGTTCGCATACAAACTAAAAATTTATTAACTGGTGAATTTACAGATAAGATTGTAAATCTTCTTGATAAGGATTCTAATTACCTTGGAAGTAAACCTAAAAAATCAATCGACCAAAATGAAAACAAATTAGAAAAATACTGTAAAACTTATAGTTATGTCCTTGCACCAGGTAATATTGATGAGGGTGTAAGTGATAAAATTACAAATAATCCTGCTGAGTATGAACCACAAGCCATGATGAGATATAGTATGTTACACTCACAAGTTCTTGAAATTCAAGTGCCATGTAACATATTATTAAAGGCAGGTAATGTCATTAAACTTGAAATAGAAAATGTAACTGGTGGAAATAAAATACTGCAACGTGAAAATCAACATCGAAGTGGATTTTATCTTATTTTACATTTAAGTCATCATTTTGATCCAAAACACTCATATACATCAATGACTTTAGCCCGTGATACCTACGGATTATATACAAGTAGCAAATAATGGATAGAAAAAAAGCAAAAATATCAAAAGTAAATGATCGATCTTTGTATGGTAAAACTCCTCTTGAATCGTGGACAGGAACAGTAGTCTCATTTGACTCACAGAAAGAGCAACTTGAAGAAGGATGGGGTTGGAGATATCGAGTTAGAATAATGGGTGAAAATACACAATCTGATACAATTTCACCTGAGAAAATAGATTATGCATACTGTCTACTACCTACAACTGCAGGTTCTGGTGGTGCTTATAAGTTAAGATCCGTCAGAATTAGTCAGGGTGATTATGTATATGGTGTGAAAGGTGGTGGAGGTCCAACAATGATTATAGGTGTTATGCCTCGAACCTCTAAACAAGTGCCTGGTTCTGGCAATTTTGAAAATCTATCAGGTTTTTATGGTTCTTTAAAAAATACTGGCATCTTGAGTGGTGAATTCAATGAACAAATAGGACCACAAACACCTGGTCTTCCATCTAATGTTGATAAATCAAATCGAGCAATATCTCAAAGAGAGGTTGAATCCGTAGGAGTTGACCCTACACAAGAAGGTGTTTTAACAGATGCAATAAAAAAACCACCCACCACAGAAGAGACTCAAAAATATGAGGGAAATGTTGATGAGAGTGGTAAGAGAGAACCTCTTGGATTTGATCAATTTAAATATATTTTAAAAAATTTGACAAATAACAATATACCTGAGAACATTGAAGATATTGTTAATCAAGCAAAAACACAATTTCCACAAGATGTTTCAGAGGACACTGCAAAACAAATGATAAAATTTATAAGAAATGGTGAGGGTGAAAAAGCTTTTGAATTACTTGAGTTAGATAAAACACCGATAAATGAGATAATATGACCTCATAAATAAATTTATATAATATAGAAAATGTCATCCACATACTCAGCAGACGTAGCAGTTTCTCTTCGTTGCTCAAACCCTACTAATACAGAAATAACCAATGCACTCAACAATTTTATTGGTAAAGTCTCTGGTGGATTGGGTGGTGCTCTCGATTTAGTTAATGAAATAGACTCTACTGTAAGTCAAATAAGTGATAGTGTATCTGGTTTGACAAATCAAATGAGTGACTTACTTCAAGATAAATTGGTCGGTTTTATCTCTACAGGTTTGTCAGGTGTCTCTAGTTTTCTCTTTAGTACTATTCCAAATCCACTTGCAGCATTAGCTCAAATAAAAGCTTTCAGTAGTAGTGCTTTAGGTCCTATCAATGGACTTTTTGGTGCTTTCGGATGTCTAGGTGCTAACGTGAAGAGTGCACTAGGTTCAACATTAAGGGATATGTTGACGAACATTGTGAAGAATGGAATTTTAAATCCTATACAATGTGCAGTTGAGGACTTCGTTGGTGGGATTATCAATAAAGTGATTAATGTGATGGATTCAATTATTGGTCCTCTTGTCAATCCAATCAATAGTTTATTCAGTGTAATTGGTCAGGGGTTTGGATCAGTTAAAGGTTTTCTAGCTGGTGGTCTTAATATTTTAAATAAAGTGTCAGGAATATTAAATTGTGCTAATGGTGGTGGGGGAAAATGTCATGTACAAAATACATATGAATTGACAAAGGGGTCAAAACCACAACCATCAGCAACAGACAATCAAAATTTCATCAGTAAAGCATTCGATAAAGCATCAAATGCAATCGCAGGTATTGGTACAGGTATTGAAAATTTAGAATCAGACATTGGAAAATTCAAAATTTTTGGTTCAGAGGTAGATGATAAAGAACAATTAGATTGTAATTCTGGTAATGTTCTAAAATGTGGTGCACCTAAACTTGAAATCTATGGCGGTGATGGAAGAGGAGCAGTTGGTGAAGTTATACTTGGTAATTTTATTGAAAAACTTGATACCCAAAATTTTGAAGGTGGAGTAAAAGAAGTTCCAATATTTAATGATGCTGGTGAACAAATTGGCACTCAGGAAACAACTGGTATATTCTCAGATATAAAAACAACTGCAAGCATTATTGGTGTAGACATCACTTATCCTGGTGAAGGATATACTGAGGAGCCTTTAGTATCATTTGTTGATAATTGCGATCAAGGGTATGGAGCTTATGGTAGAGCAGTGATTGATAAAAATCCAAACTCACCCACTTATGGACAGTTAACAGATATTATTATTATATCAGAGGGTGAAAATTATCCTGCAGATGGAATAGAAGATGTATTCATTGAAAAGATAGTTATTGAAAATGGTGGTTCAGGTTATAAGATGGAAGATGAGATTGAAGATTTTGAAATTTGTGGACTAGATGAGAATGGTTCAATCACAAAAGTATGTGTAAATGATAAAGTATATCGTAGGTTGCCTTCTTTAAGAGTTAAAAGTTATACTGGAAGTGGTGCAATATTAACACCAGTAATGACACGTAAACGTAGACAGACAGAAGTTATTCAAGTTATTGATTGTATCACACCTAGAGGAAATATTGTTGGTTATGTAAATGGAAAAGAATATAATGGTCCTTTCCATGTAATGCCAAATGGAGTCAAAATGACAGGTTCTGTGCATTCTGATACCGATTCAATAATATATAATACTTCTCAAGAGAGTTTAAGATCTGGTAGAACTTTAAATACCAGAACATCTGAGGTTAGATTACGTCCTATCCAAGATTTGATAAAGGAAAGTGAAACAACACAAACTACAGAAAGCGCAGATACTTATACTGATCCAGTAGATGACGCTATTGATACAGATACAGACATGACACCACCATCAAGCACACCACCACCAAGTTCACCCCCTAGTGGTGGTGGTTCATCAGGTGGAGGATATGGTTACTGATGGGTAGTGAAAGTAGAGTTTTAGATAGTTTTGGTCCTAATCTTGTTATTGAGAGTAATGGTAATGTTGGTGTTGGTGGACAATTAGCATATCAATTATATTCTGTAACTGATAAGGGAGTTGTGTATCAACAAGCACTTCATGGAAGTGGTTTAGCAACTATTAATGCCGAGCAAACACTAGAAATACAAACAGGTTTAAAGAATAAATCAGGTCGAATTAGTTATTTTGCTATGGCACATCATGGAGACATGTGTATGACTGCATCTGATGGTTGGATTAGAATTAAAGGTCAGAATATAGTTTTAGATGCTACAAACGAATTATTACTACAAGGAAAAAGAGTAACTGTTGGGAATGTTAATAAAACAACATCCCATCTAGAACTATTTGGTAGCAATATTAATTTATATCCTACATCTAATTGTGTTGTGGTTAAAGGAAGTAAACCAAGAAAAATAGGAAGAAATTTATTTTTAAAAGGTCGCACGTTAAATGCATATGCATCGGCAATTATACCTTCAGTAGCAAAGGGAATAGTGGGACAATAAAATGAGTAGACCTGATGATATAATATTTTCACAATCCGAGAGTGGTGATTCTGCTTTTGAAAATTTATTTGTTTATGGTAAATTAAATTACAACTTTAAAAATGACGATGTAACTGTCAAATCTTTATCTGTTTCTGGTATCTCATCATTTACAAATGACGTAAATTTTACAGGTGATATTACACTGGATGAAATTACTTGTCGTAATGCAGATGTAACTGGAGTTGCTACTGTCAGAACAGGTCTTTATGTTGAGGGTAAATTATTTGATGGAGATGGTGATTTTGGAACATCAGGGCAATTATTATCCTCTGATGGAACTGATACAGTATGGATAGATGCAAGCACAACCAGTGTAGCAAACGCAAATAATGTTGGAACAAATTTAAATTCAACAAACGCAGACCAATTTATTACTTTCGTTGAAAATAGTAGTGGTAATAATCCAATTCGTGTTGACGCAGGTTTAAAATATAATCCAAGTACAAACAGATTGACTGCTGGTTCCTTTGCAGGTGACGGATCTGCACTTTCTGGTATTGAGGCATTTGTTACTGGGATGATAATATTATGGTCAGGTGCTGCTGATGCAATTCCTTCAGGATTTGTTCTTTGTGACGGTAATAATAGTACACCTAATTTATCTGGTAGATTTGTAGTTGGTTATGATGCAAGTAATAGTGATTATGATGTAAATGATACTGGTGGTTCAG